TAAGTGGCTGCGTAGCGTCTGGACCCGCCGGTCTTCAATTGAAGGAAGATCCGGTAAAGATGACTACACAGGTCAAAGAGTTATATAACCTTCCTGCTCCAGAAAGACAAGCTGTTGTAGCAGTATATGACTTTCCTGATTTGACAGGTCAGCGCAAAGATAAAGATGGTATAGCAAGTATATCAACTGCTGTTACACAAGGCGGCACTCCTCTTCTAATATCCGCATTGCGGGATGCTGGTGGCGGAACATGGTTTAGAGTCGTAGAACGCAATAGAGTGGATGACCTTGCGAAAGAACGTCAAATCGTTCGTACAACTCGTGAAGAATATGTTGGTGAAGGTGCAAATAAACTTGAGCCAATGCTGTTTGCTGGTCTTATCGTTCAAGGTGGTATCATCGGTTATGATACTAACATACAAACAGGTGGAGTAGGGGCAAGATATCTCGGCATAGGTGGAACAACTAGCTACCGAAAAGACCAAGTGGTTGTAGCATTGCGCGGAGTCAATACTAATACCGGCGAAATAATTCTCAACGTGCAAGTTTCAAAAACTGTATTATCTGTTGGTAGAGACCTTTCTCTTTTCAAATTCGTAGATGTTGGTACAAAACTAGTTGAAGCAGAAATCGGTATGACCGAGAATGAAGCAAATACAATGGCAGTTAAAATGGCCACAGAAGAAGCAGTGCTACAACTGATTAAACAAGGCGTAGAGAAAGGGTACTTTAAATACAAGGAAGTAAAACAATGAAATTTAAATCAGTGATGCTCGTTATGGCTATGTTATCTAGCTCTTTGGCTTTTGCACAGTCAACTACTAACTCAATTTTTATTGAGCAGGTAGGCGATAACAGTAATATTACTATTGTTCAGAAGGGACAGAATAATAGAATTGGTTCTGAACAGAATCGGTTAATGCTTGACGGTAACGGACAAATAATTAACACAACACAAGAAGGTAACAATAACCTTATTCAGGGTTCTATTGTTCAAGCTGACAATGTTTCGACTGATACTACAGTTACTGGTGATAGCAACACTATAACTTATGACCGTGGCGATGCTGCTAGTGTGGCTGCATCATCTGAGACAGTTGTAGTTACTGGTAGCACAAACAATCTTACATTCAATCAAGGTACTGCGGCTTCGGCAACTGGTGCTACTCAAACTATTGCTATAACTGGCGATACCAACACTCTTACATCTACTATAAACGCAGATGATGTAGTGAACACTAAGACAATCGCCGGTGATGGAAATACGATTACTACTGTACAGAACGGGACTGCTGGAAAGAATATTGAACTTCTTCTTACTGGCAATACTAATACTGTAACAGTAAACCAACAGAGTACAACTAATGTTGACACCCTTAAGATTAATAGCACAGGTAGCAACGGCATTATTACTGTTAATCAGTGTAACGCCGGCGGCCCTTGCTAATATAGGAAAGGTTACGCAAAACCGAGGTGTAAGTGAGGTCGTAAAGAATTCATCAAGAGTTCCTACACGACCTCAGTTACCTATTGCCAAATTGGATAGGGTGCAGACCGGTAACGGTAGAGTTGAAATCACATTCATAGATGATTCTACTGTTAAGGTCACTGAACACTCTAAGCTCGTGATTGACGATTTTGTATACAGTGGCAAGCCATCCACTTCAAGAATGGCTCTCAAGTTCGCTGCTGGGACTGCTAGATTCGCTACAGGCCAGTCCGGCAAGATGAACAAGGGCAACATCAATCTCAGAACACCCACAGCTACGATAGCCGTTCGCGGTACTGACTTTGCAGCAACAGTAGATGACTTTGGTAAAAGCTTGATTGTCTTGCTTCCAGAACCTGACGGGTCAGTAGGTGAAATTACAGTAGCCAATGCTGCTGGATTCGTCATTCTTAATAGAGCATTTCAGGCTACTATAGTGTCTACGATGGACAGTAGACCTTCTCGTCCAGTTATACTGAATCTTACTCTCAACCAAATTGACAATATGCTAATCGTATCTCCGGCAGAAGAAGTTAAATCACAAGAAGAAATTGCTGAAACTAAAGCTAACCTACTAGACCTATCAGAACTTGATATTGATTATCTTGCTAAAGATGACCTGCAGGAAAATCAACTAGCCAGTTCTGAACTTGATATCAATACGATTAACTCAGATTTCTTAGCAGAAGATTTTCTTGATAATGCTGACGGAAGTGATTGCGTAACAAGAGACAATACTAAGCTATGCGGAACTACATTTGGTCTTAATAACACTACTCAGATTACTACTATTTTGACCGGAGATTCTCTGCGTCTTGTTAGAACACTAAGTACAACAGTGGATATTGTTGTAAAGAAAGACTCAAATAAAACACTATTCATAGATAGCAATGGCAAATCATTTCTAATTGAAATAAACGAGCCAGCCGGAGGAACTATAATCAATGTTAAACAAGGCGAGTAAAGTATTACTTTCACCGTGGCTAGCAGTAGCTACAATACTTTTACTGTTATCAGTGAAGTTGATGAATCCGTTCCTAGTTGATAGTATGAAATTAAAGTACTATGATTATCTGATGCTTGGGGAACCAATTAAGTCAGAACAGATTGTAGTTGCAAATATAGGGGAGAAAGCAATTGAAAAATATGGACAATGGCCGTTCCCTAGGGAAGTCCACGCTAAGATTATTAGCGATCTTTATGGGGCAAACGCTGGTATCGTTGGTACTACTATTCTTATGCCTGAACCTGATAGGATGGGTACTGATGGAAGTCTTGCTGATACCTTAAACAAATATCCGGTTGTTCTCAGTCAAACACTCACTGATGAGTGTGTCAAGGATACTCGTCCGACTCGCCGCACAGGTATTGCTGTAGTCGGTGACGGACAACCCACTGATTTTCTTCCGAACTATCCATGTGTTCTTGATAACATTCCAATATTTCAAGAGTCTGCCGCAGGCGTCGGCATAACATCTTCTCTTCCTGAGACTGACGGGGTAACTCGCCGAGTGCCTCTATTAGGGATTTCAAATGGTGAATACTATCCTGCGTTTTCGTTAGAACTGCTAAGAGTTGCTGCGGGAGATCCTTCATATCAAGCGAAGATAAATCAGACGGGTGTTGAAGCATTGCGTGTTCCTCAGTTTGGTACAATTAATACAGATGAATATGGTCGTGTGTTTATAAATCCAAATTATCAGTTTGATTCTTTAGAAATTGGCGAAGCAATTCCTGATCTGATAGGTAAGATAGTGATTCTAGGCGTAACTGCCGAAGGAGTTGCAAACCCTGTAGCGACTCCGGGTGGTGCCCAAATGCCTCACACGGTTCAGGCCAGTCTTCTTGAGACATTGATAAAGGGAGATTCAGTGTCGATTCCGAATTGGGTTCAATTGGCTGATCTATTGGCATTTGCTATCCTTTCATTATTGATTATCGTTCTGTCAAGAGTTAGATATTCAATAGTTTGGATCGGAATATTATTAGCTGGCTACGTGTATGCTCCGATATATCTATTTACGCATAATAAGATATTGTTTGATATTTCTTTCAATATATTAGCAGCGGTAATAATTTACTTACACATCTATACTGTTAAATTCATTAGTGAATACTTACAGAAACAACAGATTAAGAAACAATTTGGTACCTATCTAAGTCCGGACTTAGTTGCTCAACTACAGCGCCAGCCAGAACTACTACAACTCGGTGGCACTGAACAAGAACTATCAATTATGTTTACTGATGTTCGCGGATTCACTACAATCAGTGAACATTATGGTAAAGATGTTCAAGGTCTAACTAAGATTATGAACCGTTATATGACTGCCATGACTAAGGCAATTTTAGAGAACAAGGGAACTCTAGATAAGTATATAGGAGATGCTCAAATGGCATTTTGGAATGCTCCGGTAGACAATCCGCAGCACGCCAAAGATGCAGTTAGAACAGCATTTACAATGATGAAGGCACTTGAGGAATTCAATGATGAAGTTACGAAAGAAGGCATTCCAGCTTTTGGAATGGGCCTCGGTATTAATACTGATACTGTGGTTGTCGGTAATATGGGTAGTGATCAGCGTTTCGACTATACTTGTCTTGGTGATGGGGTCAATCTTGCATCTAGGCTCGAAGGTCAAAGCAAGCCTTATGGCGTTAAGATCGTCATCGGACCTAAAACTGCGAAGTATGTTTTGGACCAGTATCAAATAGCTGAACTTGATTTGCTTGCGGTTAAAGGTAAAACTGAACCTGCTAGAATCTTTACTGTGTTCTCCTTCCATGATCCATTAGGTGAAACACAACACATGAAATTCTTAGAACTATATCGTCAAGGACACTGGGAAGTTGCAGCAAACTACGCAAGCGAATTAAAGCAAGCATGGCGCGGAGAAATGAACCAGTATTACGATATGATGATAGAACGAATTAACGAGTACAAAGAGAATCCTCCCAGAGAATGGGATGGAGTATATAGGGCAACTTCAAAATAGGTTACCCAATATTTTTGACACACACAGTTAAATGTAGTATACATAGTACTGACATAAAAATGTCAGACTTTCAAACTTAAAAGGAAAAATAAAGTATGAAGAAGTTAATCGCACTCGCAGCACTTGCAACTGCTGCTTTCGCATCGCCTGCAATGGCATCTGGTTTCGCCGGTCCTCGTATTGAGGTAACAGCCGGAGCTGATGATGTCAAGAATGGCGTTGATCCAACTGATGTAACTTATGGCGGCGTCCTTGGTTATGACCTTCAGTTCGGTAAGGTAGTTGTAGGCGTCGAAGCGACTGCTGCCAATGTCTTTGATCGTGCCGATCTTGGTGCAGGTGCTCGTCTTGGTTATACCTTGAACAAGCATGTTCTTGCTTATGGTCGTGTTGGTTATACCAATCTTGATCTTGGCGCCCGTTCTGCTGATGGTCTTGCTGTCGGCGGCGGTCTTGAGGCTCATCTTGCAGGCCCAGTCTTTGTTAAGGCTGAGTATCGCTACACTGACTTCGAAGGTAATCTTGGTCGTCATGGTGGACTCGTAGGCTTCGGTCTTCGTTTCTAATTAAGTAGAGACTAAAACGTAGCGGCGGCGAGTAAAATCGTCGCCACTACCATATTTATAGTTAAATAGATATATGAAAATAGGATTAAGTAAATCTATAATTCACCATGCGGGTTTCGTATATGATGCGATAGATCAAGGTTGGTATAATACCCTAAAAGGACATAACTTGTTCTTTATTCCTAATACATTAAATCAAGACTTTAACGTCATGGCTAACGATCTAGATTCATTAATTTTGACTGGTGGAGAATATGCTGAACAAAGAAGTGAAGTTGAGCAGGTGTTAGTTAACAAAATGACAGAACATAATAAACCAGTTGTTGGTATAGCTGAAAGCGCATTTCACATAGCTGGATTATTAGGCGGAGAACTTGACTCTATTGATAAGCATTATACAGTAGATCATCCTATCTTTTATCATAGAGAAGTATTAGAAGTTAATAGTTACCATAATAAATGTATAAAAAAGTTGCCAGAATCTACAAACGTGCTTTGTTTAGATTATTTAGGGAACATAGAAGCATTTACTAGTAATAATCTAGCAGGCATAGTATGGAATCCTGAAAAGATGGATAAACCTTGGATTCCCCCTGAGATAGCATATATGCTTCGTATTTGATAAATACATATATGAGAGCCAATGAATTCATCGCCGAGCGCAAGCGCAAAAGAAAGAAGTCCAAAAGGGCCTATGGCGGATATTTCTATCCGGGCTTTGGCTACGGCGACAACAGCTCCGGCGAAGGCGGAGATGGCGGTGGCGGCGAAAGTATGTATGAAGACGCAGTAATGGAACTTGCTAACGAATTACCAACCTTAGCAAAGCACGACTATACCACTATTGACCAATTAATGCGTAAGGTAGCAGCAAAACATAAAATTACTGCTACTGCATTGCAGAATCTCTTTAAAACTAAATATCGCAGAACTCCTGATCATTGGATTCATAATAAGTTAGACGAAACTGATACAGTTGATAGCAATGTAGCTGCCGAAGTAGAAAAGTTTGTAGACTGGACTGCAAATAAACTCAATCTCAAAAAGGTTCCTAAAGTAGAACTAAGTATGGATTCTGAGGAAGCTCAAACTAATCATCATACCGGCGGACATGTTCCCGGAGAAGACAGTGTTTGGGTTTATGCAAAAAATCGCAATCTAGTTGATATTCTTAGAACAGTATTCCACGAACTTGTTCATGTCCGTCAGCATGAATTGGGCATGATTAAGCCCGGCGACAGTTATCCGGGCAGTCCTATCGAAGCAATGGCTGATATGCTTGCTGGCAAATACATCAAGATTTATGGCGAAAAGAATCACCACATCTTTCAATAAGGTTACCAATATAGTTGAATTTTCTGCACAGTCTGTTATACTAACTAGACTAAAGGAGAAAACATGTCACGTACATTCAATCAAGAAGCTAAAACTAAACTGACTCAACTTATCAACGAAGGTATCAGTGTTCTACAGGAAGTTGATACACTTAACGAAGGTCTTAACGACACTGTTAAGGCAATTGCAGAAGAACTTGAAGTTAAGCCAAGTGTTCTCAAGAAGGCAATCAAGATTGCACATAAGCAGCGTCTTAACGAAGAAAACGAAGCTAACGAAGAACTCAACACTATTCTACAGACGGTGGGTAAAGCCTAATTAATGTCATATATTGACGCCATATCAGATAACAAATCCGATCGTATTCATGTGGTAGAACGAACCCCTGAGGGTAAACGGCTATACAAGGAATATCAGACAAACTATACGTTTTACTATAGTGACCCTAAGGGCAAATATCGTAGCATCTACGGAGATCCAGTAAGTAGGTTCTCTACTCGCAAGAAAGAAGAATTTGAAAAAGAAAAACGAATTCATCGCGGCAAGCAAATGTTTGAAAGTGATATTCCTGTCATTTTCAGATGCCTAAGTGACAACTATCTTAAAGCAGAGCCTCCCAAACTTCACACAGCATTTTTCGATATTGAAGTTGACTTTGACCGGGAGCGAGGATATAGTCCTACTGATGATCCATTCAACTCGGTTACTGCTATTTCAGTTTATCTAGATTGGCTAGAGCAACTAGTAACACTTGTTATGCCTCCCAGACATATGAGTGATGAGACTGCACAGGAGTTAACAGCAGAATTTGACAACTGCTTGTTGTTCCGCAGTGAAATTGAAATGTTTGAAACATTCTTTGCATTGATTGAAGATGCAGATGTTCTTACTGGTTGGAACTCTGAAGGGTACGATATTCCCTATTGTGTGAATCGTGTTACTCGTATTATGAGTAAGGATGATACACGCAAGTTCTGTTTGATGGGGCAACTTCCTAAGACAAGAACATATGAACGTTTCGGTAAAGAACAACAGACATACGATCTAGTTGGTCGTATTCATATGGACTATCTACAGTTGTATAAGAAATATAACTATGAAAGTCGCCATAGCTATTCACTGGATGCAATTGGTGAGTATGAGTTGGGTGAGCGCAAGACTCAATACGAAGGTAGTTTAGATCAGCTTTATAATAACGACTTCAAACTATTCGTAGAATATAACCGACAAGACACTATGCTGGTGTTTAGAATTCACAACAAGCTTAAATTTCTTGATTTAGCAAACGCACTAGCACATGAAAACACTGTATTGCTGCCAACTGTTATGGGTTCGGTGGCTATGATTGAAATGGCAATTTATAATGAAGCACATGAACGAGGATTTATCGTCCCTGACAAAAAGCGTAAGGATAGTTACGGTGACGAGCAGCAAGCTGCCGGAGCTTATGTTGCTGTCCCGAAGAAAGGGATTCACGAATGGGTCGGAGCAGTTGACATCAACAGTCTCTACCCCTCAGCAATCCGAGCCCTCAACATGGCCCCAGAAACAATTGTTGGACAAGTCAGACAAAATCTCACAGACCAATACATGCACGAAAAAAGCCTTGCCCTTGCCAAAAACAAGCGTAAGAAAAAGAATGGTGATGATGCTGATGGAGTTATTGGAGCGATTCTTTGGGAAAACCTCTTCGGGTCAATAGAATATACTGCGATTATGAATCAAGAGCGCGGCACGATGCTTATTATTGACTATGAAGATGGTCGTAGTGTAGAAATGAGTGCCGCAGAAATTTGGAAGCTTATCTTTGACAGTCATAAACCCTATATGCTATCAGCAAACGGAACCATCTTTACATATGAGAAAGAAGGAATCATTCCCGGATTACTTTCTCGCTGGTATTCAGAACGTAAAGAAACTCAGAAACTAGCAAGAGAAGCATATGGCACAGACAAGTTTGAGTATTATGACAAGCGCCAGCTAGTTCGTAAGATTTTGCTTAACTCTGCATATGGTGCGCTTTTGAATGAGCATTGCCGCTTCTATGATAAAAGAATCGGGCAGTCAGTTACGTTGTCTGGTCGTCAAATTACTAAGCATATGATGAGCCAGATAAACGAAGTCATCACGGAAAAATATGAACACGACGGCGATGCTATCGTGTATGGTGATACTGACTCCTGTTATTTCTCAGCATATCCTATTCTCAAAGAACAAATTGAGTCCGGTGAACTTGAATGGACAAAAGATGCTTGCATTGATTTGTACGACCAAATTGCGGAACTAACTAACAGTAGCTTCCCCGCGTTTATGGAGAAAGCGTTTCACTGTCCTCGTAAGAACGGCGAAGTGATTAAAGCTGGCCGTGAACTTATTGGTGATAGAACATTGTTCATTACGAAGAAGCGTTATGCTATCAATATCTTTGACTTAGAAGGCAAGCGCCAAGATATTGATAAAATGGGCAAGGTTAAGGCTATGGGTCTTGATCTCAAAAGAGCAGATACCCCTAAGTATGTTCAAGAATTCTTAATGGAAGTGCTAATGATGGTACTGGGTGGCGCGCACCGTGATGCGGTTATCACGACGATTCGTGATTTTAAAAACTGGCTAAGTGAACAAGACAGCTGGACTAAAGGGTCTCCTAGGTCAGTTAACAAGCTTACATATTACGGTGAACTTGAGCAGCGCAGCAAGACCGGCAAAGTAACAATGCCGGGTCATGTTAGAGCGGCACTTAACTATAATTATCTACGCAAGATGAATAATGACCAATATAGTCAAAAAATTGTTGATGGGATGAAGGTTGTTATTTGTAGCCTAAAGGATAATCCACTAGGCTTTACTAGTGTAGCTTATCCGACAGATGAACTAAGACTTCCGCAATGGTTTATTGATTTGCCGTTTGATGCACTTGATATGGAACGTAAACTCGTTGATGAAAAAATTGACAACTTACTTGGAGTATTGAATTGGAAGATTCGCCAAGATACTAATACTAACAGCACAGTCGGTGATTTGTTTGATTTCGGATAACAATTACATTGACTTTCGCATTAACTTCCGCTATTATACACTATAGCATTGCCTAAATATTTAAAAGGAAAACACATGAAAGATTATTTACTTGATTTGATTCAGCACACTTATGGACTAGGTGTAGTTGAACTTGTTAAAATTGACGGTTCAGACACAGAAACTAAGGTTGCTGCTTATGCCGAAGACAAGTCAGTTATCGTAACTGGCACATTTAAGACTCCTATTAATGGGTTTCAGGGTACTTTCGGTATGCCTAACTTGAGCAAGCTCAAGACTATTCTTAGCTTTGATGACTATGATGATAAGGCTATCATCAATGTTGCTCGTGATACCCGTGACGGTGAAAGCATCCCTACTGCTATTCACTTTGAGACTTCCACTGGCGACTTCGTAAACGATTATCGTCTTATGAGCAAGGTTGTTGTTGAAGATAAAGTGAAGTCTGTAACGTTCAAGGGCGCTACTTGGGACGTTGAGTTTGAGCCTACTGTTGCTGGCGTTATGCGTCTTAAGAAGCAGGCTTCTGCTAACAACGAAGAACTTAACTTCAAGACTAAGACTGACAACGGCGACTTGAAGATTTACTTCGGTGACCCTTCAACTCACTCAGGCAACTTCGTGTTTCAGCCTGATGTAGCTGGCAACTTGACTAAGGCTTGGAACTGGCCTGTTAAGGTTTTCCTCGCAATCATGGATCTTCCCGGTGACAAGGTTGTTCGTTTCAGTGACGCAGGCGCTGCCGAAATCACTGTTGACAGCGGTATCGCTAACTATCGTTATTTGTTGCCCGCACAGGCTAAGTAATGATAAAGACTGTCAATGGTTCTGGTAGATATATAATGGTCAATGGGGGCTACCCAGCGACCACATATATCAATACTAGTTCAGGATACATGAATGTCGGAGAT